TTGCAAGGAGAATTAAAAATGGCATTAACATCACCAGGCGTAGAAGTCACAGTAATAAACGAGAGTTTCTATGTACCATCAGATGCGGGAACAACACCACTAATAATTGTTGCTTCAGCACAAAACAAATTAAACGGTGCAGGCACCGGTACAGCAGCAGGAACAAAAACTGCTAACGCAAATTCAGTATATTTGATCTCTTCACAAAGAGAATTAACAGAAACTTTTGGTGATCCAAAATTCTACACAGATGCATCAGGAAATTCGTTAAATGGTTATGAATTAAACGAATATGGTTTACAAGCAGCATACTCATTCTTGGGTATTGCTAACAGAGCATTCGTATTAAGAGCAAATGTTGATCTAGGTCAACTTGTAAGCTCTGCAACTGCTCCAAGTGCGTCACCAAGCAATGGTACTTACTGGTTAGATATTAATTCTACTGTCCCAGGTATTTTTGAATGGTCAGCAACTGATCAAGCATTTACAACAATCACTCCAATCTATATCACATCAGTGGATAATTTAGTAGGTAGTGTATCTACAGGTGCTCCATTAACATCAATTGGTACTCTTGGCTCTTATGCTATCAATACCACTCATGTTACTAATAAAATTTATTACAAAACAAGTTCTAACACTTGGGTGCAAGTGGGCAGTGCAGCATGGAAATCTGCTGTCGGTGCTGGTGCAAAATTTGTACAATCATCACACGTTAATAGACCATTATGGAAAACGGCTGAAGAAAATAAACCAACAGGTTCTGTATGGTTTAAAACTACAACACCAAATGCTGGTGCTGATGTTTCAGTAAAAATTTACAATTCTAGTGCTAAGTCATGGACTATTGTTGATGCTCCGTTCTACGCCAACAACCATGCAGCGATCTATGGTTTAGATCCAGTGAATGGTGGTAGCGGAATTACAGTAGGAACACTTTATACTCAGTACAACACCAATGAACAATCGATACTTGGTGCATTTGACTCTACAGACAATCTAGGAGACTTTCAAGTGTTCAGATATGAAGGTGGAAAAACTGTTATTACATCTAAAACTGCAGCAGCGACTTTCACAGCAGGACATTCAATTAAAATTGCTGAATCATTAAAGTCACAAGCTGCTCTAGAAGAGCAATCAGAAACAGTAACACTTGGTGGTACAGCGAACACAGATTTTGTTGCTGCTATCAATGGTGCTGGATTTACAAATATTAGTGCAGAAATCACTAGCGATAATTTTATAAAAATTACTCATGCACTGGGTGGTGAATTTAGAATGTGGGACGTGGCTTCAGGCACAGCTTTAGCTAATGCTGGATTTGGTGCTTCAGATGCTCGCAGCTATGGAACATACACTGCAAATTCTTCTACGTTAGTAGATAATTTATATGACGTACCGGCTGGTGCTACAGAAGACTCTACAGGTCCTGCAATAGTAATGGCTTCTAACTGGAGAGGTTTGAGCTATACAGCTTCAGTGACTGCTCCTAGCAATGAACCAACAGATGGTACTCTATGGTACAATAACAATTATGATGCAGACATCATGATTCACAATGGTACTACATGGGTTGGTTATAAGAATGGAACATTGAATGGTGTTAATTTAACAACTTCTGATCCAAATGGTCCTCAATTCTCAGCAACTAAACCTACTACACAATCAGATGGTACTGCTTTAGTAAATGGTGATCTATGGATTGATACTAGTGATTTAGAAAACTATCCAAAACTTTATCGATATGATACAAGTTTAACTGATGGTGCAGATTATGCATTGGTTGATAAAACTGATCAAACTACAGAAAGCGGAATTCTATTTGCTGATGCAAGATGGAATAAAGTTTCAACAAGAACAGATTCAGACTCAGAAGGCGGAACTGGCGATGCTGCTAGTATTAAAGATCTTCTATCTGATAACTTCTTAGATCCAGATGCTCCAGATCCAGTTCTATATCCAAAAGGTATGTTATTATGGAATACTAGACGTTCTGGTTACAACGTAAAAGAATACAAAAATAATTATATTACAACTGCCAAATATCCAGGATCTGGAGCAAGCGGCAAAGGTAATACGAGATACGCAGCTGGCAGCAACGAAAGTGTTGCAACTTATTTCAAAGACAGATGGGTTACTAAGAGTGCTAACAATGCCGATGGTTCAGGCACATTTGGTAGAAAAGCTGTAAGAAAAGTAATTGTACAACAATTAAAAGCAGAAATCAGCACCAACCAAGCAATCAGAGAAGACCAACGTGGTTTTAATATTATTGCTTGTCCTGGATATCCAGAAGTAATTTCTGAAATGGTATCTTTGAATGCTGACAGAAACTATACATCATTTATAGTAGGAGACACTCCTCTAAGATTAGCTAGCACAGCAACAGCAATTACAAACTGGGCTAACAATTCTGCAAAGGCTGCAGACAATGGTGAAGATGGTTTAGTTACTTCAAGTGAATACATGGGAATATTTTATCCATCAGGAAGAACCACAGACAATTTAGGAAAAGTTATTGTTGTTCCTCCAAGTCATATGATCTTAAGAGTACTAGCAAATAACGATAACGTAGGTTATCCATGGTTTGCACCAGCTGGTACAAGAAGAGGTATTATTGATAATGCTACTGCTGTAGGATACATAACTTCTACAACAGGTGAATTCCAAACAATATCTTTAACTGAATCGGTAAGAGACAGCATGCATACTGCTAAGATAAATCCAATTACATTCTTCTCAGGAACCGGTATTGTTAATTTTGGTAATTTAACTAAAACTACATCAAGCTCAGCTCTAGATAGAATTAACGTTTCAAGATTAACTGTTTATCTAAGAACACAACTAGATAAAATAGCTAAACCGTTTATTTTTGAACCTAACGATACTTTAACAAGAAATGAAATCAAATCAGCTATTGAATCATTCTTATTAGAACTAGTGGGTCAAAGAGCTTTATATGACTTCTTAGTGGTGTGTGATGAAACCAACAACACTGCTGTTAGAATAGACAGAAACGAACTATATGTAGACATAGCGATTGAACCTGTGAAATCGGTAGAATTTATCTACATACCGTTAAGAATTAAAAACACAGGCGAAATAGCGAAACTTGGAGTATAATATATGGCAATTTCAACATTAAGTAAATTTACAGTACCATTAGCAAACGATCAAAGCTCGGCGTCACAGGGTTTGTTGATGCCAAAACTTCAATATCGTTTTAGAGTAATTCTTGAAAACTTTGGTGTATCCACTCCAAGATCAGAAATTACAAAACAAGTAATGGATGTAACAAGACCAAATTTAACTTTTGATAACGTTACTTTAGATGTTTACAACTCTAGAGTTTATGTAGCTGGTAAACATACTTGGGAACCAATTACATTAACATTGAGAGATGATGTAAACAATTCAGTTAGCAAATTGGTTGGAGAACAAATTCAGAAACAATTTGATTTCTTTGAACAATCTTCTGCAGCTTCTGGTATCGACTACAAATTTACATCTAGAATTGAAATGCTAGATGGCGGTAACGGTGCTTCAACACCAGGTATACTAGAAACTTGGGAACTTTATGGTTCTTACGTTGAATCAGTAAACTATAACACACTGGCTTATAACACCAGCGACCCAGCAACTATCACACTTAGCATTAGATATGATAATGCTGTACAGACTCCACAAGGTACAGGAATCGGCACAGCAGTAACAAGAACTATCGGGTCATTATCAACTGGCGGCGGTATATAATTTTACATTTCGTTTATAGCAAAAGAAGCGCCTTTAATGGCGCTTTTTTTGTGACTATAAATATAGAGTATGCCAAGCATTAATAATTTTTTAAAAGGTTTTAGTGACGGTCTTCCTGGAATGAAGGACTTTCAACACGCTAGTAGATTATATATCGACGATAATTTTAAATTACTTCCAAAACAAAAATTTTTATTTCATGTAGTATTCACTATTGATAATACTATACCTGCTCGCCCATTTAGCAATGAAGAACGTTTAGAACTCAACATGTTAGTAAAATCTTGCGAGTTACCCAAATATGATATGAATTTAGAAGAAAAACTACAGTACAATAAAAAGGTTTATGTAGGTACAAGAATAAAATACAATCCTGTTAATATTGTTTTTCACGATGACCATGCCGACACTGTGAATGCTTTTTGGAAATCCTATTACGAATATAATATTGCAGATTCTTTATCTGTAAATAATACAGGAATAGTAGACATAGCCAAAGATGACATGTACAAAAAGAATAGATCAGCTACTCAATTTGGTATGGACAATGCACAAAAAAGAGGCAAGCCTTTTTTAAAGTCAGTTCAAATATTTGTGTTACATAAAAAAACTTTTACAGGATTTACTCTAGTTAATCCAATTATTGGTTCTTTTAGTCACGACAATCTAGATCAAACAGATGGTGGTGGACTTATGACCAATACTATGCAACTCTTTTATGAAACTGTATTGTATAGTGCAGGTAGAGTTGACGGGGTATCTGTTCCTGGATTTGCAACACTACATTATGACAAAGAACCATCTCCGTTAAGTGTATTAGGACGAGGAACAACTTCTATATTTGGTCCTGGTGGTATTGTGGACGGTATAGGATCTGTTATTGGCGATGTTTCTAAGGGTAATATCAGTCTAGGCACTATATTAACAGGAATTAATACCTACAACAATGCTAAAAAGATCAACGCCAAACAAGCAGTAAAAGAAGAATTAAAAGGCATAGTTAAAGAAGGTGTTATCGATATCGGTAGACAAGCGGGCACAATAACTAATCCTGTGGGTAGTTTTTCCATTGGCACTGTGGCTGTGGCTGGAGCCGCTGTTGCTGCTTTAGCAGGATCTAAAAGTTTAAGTGATGGAAAAAATCCAAACAACAGAATAATTTCAAATCCGATTCTTAATACTCAATTGTATCTTACACCTACAGAATCTTTTAATCTTATTCAAAGTAATTTAGTTGCAAGAGACAAAGTAGCTGCAGGAATTTATTATAAATTAGTTGGTTCAAGAAA